ATATAATACACCATCTGAGGCAAAAATATTTGTACGACTATATTTTCCACTTACATCTTGTAATTCAAAATATTTGCTCAAGCCGCTTGTAACTCTTGCTACTGATTTAACTTTTAATATATTATTACTAACTGTTAATGGAGCGATATTATAGTCTTCTCCAGTAACCATTCTATTTTGTATATAATAAGATTGTGGCGCTTTTAGTTGTATGCTAGCATTTGTTTCAGCACCAGAACTGTTTGATACTGTATATTGTAATCCTAAAGTTATTGTCAATATTTGAGATTGTCCGCTCTTGTTTGTATAAGGAACATTAATAATAATCCCCGACATTTGTTCAGGAGTGATTGAATAAGTTAAAGCATTACTCTGGCGATAGAGTAATACAAAATTACCCTTAGGAAGATTTCCAAAACTGCCATCGGCAAAATTTAAATCAATTTGATCTTGATCTCTACTGGTAACACTATATATGTTTCGTTTACTAACATTTAAAGAATTATATATAACATTATTACCTATTACACTAGGAACTTTTGTCCATAGAGTAGAATAATTACCATTAGCATCTAATTGCCATAACCAAACATCTGTATCATTTATATTAGGAGTGTTAATTCCAATAATTTCGTTAGGAACAGGACTTGTAATTGAAAAATTAGCAATTCCTAATGCTCCTTGTCGAAATTGCATAAAGAAGCCTGTGTTAGCACTTCCAGCTCCTTGGTTGTCATTTGTATATACAAATGACAATGCGTTGGCCGGCTCAGGTGGTTCTTCATATATATAATTTTCACCAGAGAATGAAGAACTAACAATTTCAAATCCCATTCCGATACCATTTATATTTTTTAAAAAACTAAACACAGGAACATCTGTATTGTTACTGTTAAATGTATATTGTTCTGTTAAAATTCCATTAATGGTGTTTCGATCGTAAGGCTTTCCGAATGTGTAAGCACCTTCCATTGCCGAATTAAGAATACTAATAAATTGAGAATACCAATTAGAGTTAGTTGAATCGTTCCATCCAACTGTGGTATTTGCTAAATTAATACCATTAGAATCAATTACACTGTCCGTAGTAGCAATACCTGTAATTTTTAAAAATCCGTTTGCCGGAATATTTCTTTTTGGTGCGTATCCAATTAATTGTGCTAAACGTAAGATACTATCTCTACGACTTGCTGTTTCTAAAAAGTTTTCACGAGCATTTAAATCAATACGAAAACTTAAATTTTGCCCCATGTAGGCAATCAAATCAACTAACGCAAGATATTCACTACTTTCAATGTAGTCATTAAAATCTTCAGGATAATTTTGTTGAAGATAATTTATTAGTATGCGTCTTAGTGTTTCAAAATCGTAACTTTGAAAGTCAGCATTACGATAACTTTGATAGATCTTTTTCCAATCTTCTGCTACTAATAGTTGGTTTGTTGTTGTTGGAATAGTCATAATTTTATTTGTTACGGTATTTATTTAAAAAATAATGTGTATATATTATTGTACACTTAGCCCAATTGTTTGATCAAAAGACAATTTTAAGTTGGTACTTTGATTGGTTCCAACCATCATTAGAGTCAATTCCAATACATAACCATTCTCATATTCTGTTAAATCTATCTGAGTAGGAGTAACTCTTGGATCATAATTACAAATTCTTGTAATATCTTGTTGTAAAAGATCGCGAACATTGTCAGTTAGCGGTTCCATTAATAGATCCCAAATTATACTACCAAATTGAGGATTCATTAAACGTTCACCTTGACGTGTTTTGAACATATTAATAATATCTTGTTTAATCAAATCAAAATCATACAATTTAGTATTATTACTTGTAGAGTCTTGTGTACTAAATCCTTTGTAGAATTGACTTTGCTGAGTAACATTTTGTGTTACAGCACTACTATTATTGATTACGATATTTTTATATGCCATAGTGATATTTATTCAGTTACTGAACTCCAGTTTTTATAGGATTACCTTGACTATCAGTTACTATGGTACCTGTACCTGACTGAACTGTTGTTCCTGATAATTGTCCCAAGAAACACTGATATAGGCCTTGTTTGGTAACATAAATGTCTGTTGTATTATTTCCTACAGCATGACAAGCGGCATCAAAATAAGCAGGATCCGATTGAACTGTTTTAACACGATCAACAAAGTACGCGGCTGTAACAGCGGCAGAAATTTTTGGATCCAACAAGAAATTAGGCTCGTCAACTAAGGCAGTTGCTGAATCGATTACGCCTTTGGCAAATAATAATTGACTGTATTTTGTATAGTTTGCTCTGCCTATTAATTGAATATATCCTCTTCCAATAAACTTTGCTCCATCACCCGGTAGAACATTTCCTAATTCTTTACCTTTAGCAGTTTGATATCCATATACAAATTCAGGCAATGAATTATTAGGATTGCCAACGTACTGTTGAGCCAATGTGGTATTGCCATTAAACGCACCAGGAAATACCTGTAATAATCTTGCGGTAGTTGTATAATTAAAACTTTCAGTTGTAGGTACCCATTTACTTTCTCCCCCAACAATACCTAAAATAGTAGATACCGCATTTGGATCTGTAATATCAAAAGTTTTACAAGCAGTCTTTATAGCATCAATGCCAGCAGTACTAGCGGAATTATTAATCATAGCGGCATACTGAGGAGAACAAGTTCCCGGAACAACCGCAGTTTGATTAGCAGGAGTTGATGAAGGTACTGTAGAATCTGTAGCCGATGAGCTAAACTGAGAAGGATTTATATTTTCATGTTGATCATACGGTTCGTGAGTAGGAACACGTTGCATAATTGAAGTAATAGAATTTGATTTATAAAAATTACCAGATCCCCATTCAGCATCACCAGACCGATTAGGCAAATGATACGCAGGTAGCAACGAAGGTAATACAGCAGGATCTGCCATTGTTGGACTTGTTGCAGCAGGCCCATTCATGTCAATACGAGCGGCAGTTTCTACATAGGTACCGCCTGCTCCAACACTAAAATTCTTACTACTACCTTGTATCATATTACCAACAGCACCAAGATGTAAATCGCCACCAGCTGTAACAAATAGATTTTTTGATACACTCATATGTTGATCAATTCCAACGCTTATACGACTGCTTTGCCCTATTGTTTCATCTTTGTCATTTTTAATAGCAATTTTAGCATTGTCGTCTACTGTTAAGTAATAGTGTCCTGTAACGTTTGTATCCATATCACCGGTGGCTTTCATACGAATATTTCGACCTGCTTCCATATTAATATCACGATCAGCAAAGAAATTAAAATCTGCTTTAGTATGAATACTAACGCTATCTTCAGCATAGATATCAATCTTCCCGTCACTGGTTAATTCAATCCAGCTCGTACCTTTACTATTTCCAATATAGATTAAATCTTGACTATTGTGCATTAATATCTGATGACCAGTACGTGTTCGTAATCTAACCAGCTCATTTTGTCCGTTGATGTCTCCATCATCCATAACAAATTGCGATCCACCTAAGCGACTTACGGGAATCTGTCTATCGCCTTCATATCCAATTTTACCACGTTTGGCTCCATCACTTGTGTCTACTGGGCCAGGTGTACTAATTCCAAATATATGGCTTGGAACTTCTCTGCGAGCACTACTTGATGTAACACCGCGTACAGTATCTAACAATAAACCTTGTGATAATAATCTATCAGCAAAAGGATGAACAGGTTTACCTATTCTACCAATGTTAGGATCATTAAGTTTTTGTGTGCCTTTTAAAAATTCGCCAACTGGCAAATAATCAGTTCCGTATCGTTGTTTTTGTTCAGGAGTAAGTAGTGTTTGTTTACTGGCAGCAATACCAGGTACCATATGATTCTGAAATGGGTCTTGTACACACCCCATCCAATATCCTTGATTAGGATCTCCGTCAATGAAAATACACATCACGGTTGTACCTACATCAGGAGGTACCATCCACATACCATAACTTTTTTGTACATCATTGAAATCACCGCTATTAGTACCTTCAAAACGTTTTGAAGTTACTCCGTAAAATGGACTAAGATACTGAACAACAAACGTTTCGCCTTTTAACGATGGAGTGTTAGGCATACCTTGTATCATGACAACTTCTAATCCTCCCATATATGTTGGGTCCAAATGATTAACAATTTCTGCCAAGTAAGGACCAGGACTAGATAATTTTCCTCTTGTACGTCTTTCAAATCCCATTTTATGATCCTATTAATTTTGTTAAAGGGCTTGCCACATTTTTTATTATTGATGCGATCGAATTCACACCATTTAAATTAACTTGGCTAGATATGTTAATGTTAGTTAACGGATTTGATGTTAACGATTGTCCAAGTACCAACTGTCTAACATCGTCTTTTGAGTCTGTTGGAATATCATTTAAATTTTTGACACCAAATGCTTTTGTTATCCCGTTAACTCCTTCTTTAGCATAAATGGCGGCAAGATATGCCTTGTCCGGTGATGGTAGAGACGCTGTATCCACTGGGGCAGATAGCGGAGCATCAGTAGAGGATACCGGTAGAGGACCGCCGCCAATTACACCATTTGTTGTATCTGCCAAAACTTGATCGCCAGGTTTAGATTTTGTTGTTCTAATGTCGCTAGGATAACTAGCTGGAGCATTACCAGGAACTTGTCCAGGAATTCTAACAATATTTAATTTTTGTTTAAACACCCCGTCATGAAATGTGCTTACCACACTTAACACACGATAAACTCCACTGAACGGTGTTTTTTCTTTTTCAAAATACATTAAACCGCCATTGTCAGTAGTATTATAGTCTATAGGATTATTAAAATTAATTGTAATTAATACTTCCTCGCCTGTGTGATCTGCTTCATTATCTTCAGTGATTCCTCTAGTCAAAGTTTTAGGAACATAGTTTCCTATGCCTCCGGTGACAACAAAGAAAGGATCTCCAATTATTTCTAAGTCTCCAGTTATTAAACTAGCATGACTATTAACAATTGCTTTATGCATATTTTTAGCTAATACATAATAAGGATCATATTGAGTTGGCCCAGCATTGTTATCATTAATATTGTTGGCAATAGCATCTATTCTAAAGCAGGCCTGTCCATTGGGTCCTGGATCAATAGAACTAGCAGTAGAACCACTTGTTTGCGGTTGTATCTCTCCAGCTGGTCCAGCACCTGCCTGACTAGAAGGTTTATCATTATTACCTAATGCTAACGGCATTGATTCAAAATATAAATTATCAAAATTAAGTCTAAAATTTAATACATCAATATT